GAGCAAACAAAATAAAGTACATTATGTAGACAATCAGAAGTTCTATCAGGAAATATTAGAACACAAAAGAAAAGTAGCAGAGGCCAGAGAAAAAGGTCTTGAAGAACCAAGACTCTCTAACTATATTGGTGAGTGTATATGGAAGATTGCAAACAAACTATCTTGTAAGCCATGTTTCCTAAACTACTCTTACAGAGATGAAATGATTTCCGATGCAATAGAGAACTGCATATTGTATTTCAACGATTATGATCCAAACAGAGGATCCAATCCGTTTGCATACTTTACTCAGGTAATATACTTTGCATTCCTGAGACGAATAAACAAAGAAGAAAAGAATAGGTATATCATATACAAGAATTTCCAAGAAACGGTCATAAACAATGGACATGCAGCACATCTGGTAGATGGTGATGATAATCACTTGCTTTCTGTCAACTTATATGATAATATAAACGACTTCATGGAAAGATTTGAGAAGAAAGAAGCAGTAAAGAAAGAGAAACGAAAGATTGCCAAAGAAGGTTTAATCAAGTTTTACGAGGAAGAAAATGAACAACGAAGTACCGTTTCAAATTGAGCATCTGATTACCAATCTGTTAAATCAGAAAGAGAATGTCTATATCAGACAGAACTATCGTGCAAGACTGGAATCAATCAGAGATGCTATTGACAAGTCTCTCAGAAAGTACGATAATGAACTTTACACATCTAACACTCGGAAGAAAAGAGCGTAATGTCTAAAGTTCTTATATTGACGGACACTCACTGGGGCGTCAGAAATGACTCCCCAGTTTTTCTAGATTATTTCAAGAGGTCTATAGATGAGTTTCTTATCCCATTCATCAAAGCCAATGGTGTGCGCCATATTATACATCTTGGCGATCTCGTTGATCGTCGGAAATATATTAATGTACTTACCCACTCTCGGCTTAGAGCAGATTTTCTGGAGCCAGTTAGTGCTTTGTGTTCTTTACATATTATTGCTGGTAATCACGACGAATACTTCAAAGACACCTACACAGTAAATGCTCTAGATGAGTTCGTTGGCAATAGATATACAAACATCAAGACATACTCTACTCCTACCACGATTGAGATTTATGGTACTGAGTTCTTTCTTTTGCCGTGGATTACCAAAGCAAATGAAAAGCAGAGTTATGAAGCCATAGAGAACACTAAGTCTGCTATTTGTTGCGGGCATCTAGAACTAGATGGCTTTGAAATGCAGAAAGGCTTGTTGTCTGACCATGGATGGAATCATCAAGTTTTTAAGCGATTTGACAGTGTGTTTACTGGCCATTATCACCACCGTAGCAGTAGGGATAATGTTCATTATATCGGTGCTTTGTGTGAGCATATATGGTCTGATTATAATGATCCTCGCGGCTTCATTACGTTTGATACACAAACCCGTGCTGTTGAGTTTCATCGTAATCCTTTCCGCATCTTCCATATGGTGGCTTATGATGATGTGAAGAATCCAGATATTCTTGAGAAGATTAATGCTACAGACTATTCCAAGTATAAAGATTGCTATGTCAAGGTTGTTTGTGTAAACAAAACCAATCCATATGCGTTTGATGTGCTGCTGGACAAGTTGTACAAAGAACAAGCGGCTGACATTTCCATTGTTGAAGATATCAACTCGTTCACAGATAACAACTCAGAAGATTTGGTAGATGAGGCACAAGACACACTTACCATTCTTGACAACTACATTTCAGGCTTGACTTTGCCCGTTGAATCTGATAGAATGAAACATTACATGCGCGAGATTTATACCGAAGCTTTGTCGTTAGAAAGTATTGAATGATAACATTTGAATTGATACGATGGAAGAATCTTCTGTCAACTGGTAATGCATGGACAGAGATTGAACTAAACGCAAATAAGACAAATCTAATAGTAGGCGCAAACGGACATGGTAAATCAACCATTCTCGACGCGCTTACTTTTGTCTTGTTTGGTAAGCCATTCCGTAAAATCAATAAGCCCATGCTTGTCAATAGCGTGAATGGTAAAGATTGTTTGGTTGAAATTATATTCAAGGCCTACGGCAAAGACTACAAGATTGTTCGCGGTATTAAGCCAAACATCTTTGAGATTTGGGTAGATGGCACTCTACTCAATCAGGACTCAGCATCAAGAGACTATCAGGAATATCTTGAAAAGTTCATTCTCAAGATGAACATGAAGTCATTCTGTCAAATCGTTATTCTCGGTTCAGCATCATTCACTCCGTTCATGCAGTTGACTCCTGCTGACCGTCGAACAATTATCGAAGACTTGCTTGATATCCAAATCTTCTCCGTGATGAACTTGCTGGTAAAGCAACGCGCTCAAGAAAACAAAGAGAAGTTGGAAAACACGCGAGTTGTCATGCGCTCGACAACCGAGAAGAAAGATTATATTGAGAAGACATTGGCCAGTCTAAGACAGACTAACGATGATAGGTTGGCTGAACTTGAAAAGCAGTATCAAGACCTTGCACAACAAAAGAAAGATATAATTTCTGATGTTGAGAAGATTGTCGCAGAGAAGAAGCAACTGCAAGATGAGGTCAATGACCTATCTGAAATAAAAAAGCAGTTTCACGATACCGTAAAACTTTATACTCAGTTTGATACAGAAGCAAAGCGGTTGGATGCTGAAAAAGAAATGTTGAAGACTACCGATAACTGCCCGACTTGTAAGCAAACAATTGAGAAGTCGTTCAAGTCTCAGCGTGTATTGGATCTTGGTAATACAATTAGTGGTCTAGTTGTTCAAGCCACAGTAACAGAAGGTCAATCTAACATTTTACTTGCTGAGATTAGCAATAAAGAAAATCAAGTCAAGCGTATTCAGGCTATCTCTGCTGACATTTCGGCCAAGAAGCAAACGATGATGCATCTTGTTTCTACGATGAACGATATAGAAGATTCCATCGACAAGATTAAGAATGCTGACAAACTAGTTCAGAACAGCGAAGAAGATTTGCTAAAGACTGTTGGCGAGATAGAAAGAATCGAAGGAGTCATCAAGTTTCAGATGACAGAGAGAGTTATGATTGATACTGCTTCTGCGCTACTGAAAGATGGTGGAATCAAGACGAAGATTATCAAGCAGTATATTCCAATCATCAATAAGTTGGTCAACAAGTATCTGGACAGAATGGGCTTCTTTGTCAATTTCAACATCGATGAAAACTTCAACGAGGTAATCAAGTCTCGGTATCGTGATGAGTTTGCTTATGCCAATTTCTCAGAAGGCGAAAAGACACGAATCGATTTGGCTTTGATGTTTACTTGGCGTTCCATTGCCAAGATGAAGAATAGTGTCAACACCAACTTGCTCATTCTGGACGAAATTCTAGATGGAAGTCTTGATGCGAATGGAACAGACGAGTTTCTGAAAATCATAAAGACATTGACAGACGATACAAATACATATATAATCTCACACAAGACTGACACTATTGCCGATAAGTTTGACAAGACATATAGATTTGAGAAGATTAGAAACTTTAGCAGGTTGATGACATGACAGTAAAAGAATCCGCAGAATACGATAACTTCCTGGGCAAGAAAGAAGAAACCGCGAAAGAACAAACTCTCGCGGAATTTCTTGGCATGGAAGAAACTGATGAGAATGAGAGAGAAAAACTTTGGGTAGGAATGCCTGAGTTTGAACAGAAAGATAATCCACCGTTCAAGACACTGTATCTTCATTTCCGCAATAAGCAAGACTTTGATGAGTTCCGCACAAAGTATGCACAAGTGGATGATGAACAGACTATTACAGATAAGACCAAGAGTATGTGGTATCCACACCTTGACAAGGATGAAAACTCTTTGAAGCGTTGGTTTGAAGAATGACGAATCCGACACATCCAGTTTATATCATTTCAAAAGGTAGACATGACACAATGTATACCTCGCGCTCACTTGCGCGTATGAAGATTCCACATTATATCGCTATTGAACCGCAGGACGAAAAACTCTATGATGAAGCGTTGGATAATTTTGGCATTCGTAACTATGTTACCCTTCTTGTGGCTCCTTTTTCTAACCACGGTGACGGTCCTGGTCGCGCAAGAAACTGGTGTTGGGATCACTCTATCTCAATAGGTGCTGAAAAGCATTGGGTGTGTGACGATAACATTTCAGACTTCTATCGACTACACAAGAACCAACGCATTCGTGTGGAATCTGGTGTAATATTCAAGGCCGCAGAAGATTTTGTTGACCGCTTTGAGAATGTTCCTATCTCAGGCTTTCAGTATAGATTCTTTATTGCACCTAATCAGGCTTATCCACCTTTCAGTATTAACACTCGTATC